ATTACAGAGCCTGATTATTTCCCGTGTGAACTTCTCTTTGCCATGTGTGTCTATATCTGCCTGTAGTCGATCACTAGAGCCCCAATAGGTTTTCCAGTCTGTTTCGACTTTTGAGTGTCTTTTGTTTTTCTTGCCTTTTAAAGGAGGTCGTTTCTTAATGGTGTGAAAGAACTTCCTGCCTATATAATCGTGCCCGTTAGTTGTGTTTGTTATTCGATATACAAAGCCATAATATTCGCCGATGTCGTCTGATGTAAACTCTTTTCCTTTATAGATCCAGGGATAATCATATGACATTAATTACTTAATCTTTCTTTTGTAAATATTATAGTAATGTTTATCATAAGTCAACACTACTAAAATATTTCTCATGCCATGTCAACATCGTTATTGTAACTTGTAAAGCCATTTTCTTTAACAACATTTAATATATTGTTAACACGCCCTGCAAGTTCATCTTTATGTGACACTAACCAAACTGCTTTATTGCCTTCTCTTGCCATCTTCTTAAGTATTGCTAGACTGCTTTCAACACCCAATGCATCCATGCCGTGGTCAATAACCTCGTCAATAAACAATACGTTGATGGGCTGATATAAACTCTCATACACATCACGGAATGCCCAACTTAAACTTAGTATAAGTCTATTACGTTCACCACGTGATAAGTTGTCAAAGTCTAGTTCTCTGCCTAGCTCCTGTATGTCTACAGTTAAGTCACTTAAGAAAATAACTTGATGCGGCAGTCCTATCTTTTCTAAATAGTGACTTAACCTAGCATTTAGGTATGCCAAGTTCTGATCAATAATTGTTTTTCTAATAAAACTGTCTTTGTTAGTCAACAGTTTTAGCAAGAAGTCCTGATGTTCAAGACGTCTATTGTATTCGTTTATTTTGTCGTAGTCAATCTCTTGTACAGCAGTAGTCTTCATTTCCTCAATTTGCTCTGTGTACGGATTAGTTTCTTCCTGCTTCTGTTCTAATTGTGTCTGCAGAGTATCTACTTGCTGTTTGTGATTATATGCATCATCTATGTTTTTGTAGAATGTAGGAGGACAAGGTTCGAGCTCGCCTAACTCTTTACGTGCATCTTCTAGTGTACGCAAATCTTGTTCTGCATTAGCAATATCTTCTGCCAGTTCGTCTATGTCTTCTTGTTTACTGACAATAAGTTGCTCTTGTTTAGCATCATGAAACTCCTGTCCGCAAGTAAAACACTTGTGATCTTGTAACTGCTCTAGCTCTTTGTTATACTTTTCTACCTTTTTAGCACTAGATTCTACTGTGTTCTTGTTAGCATTGATCGCAGTATCTAAGTCTTTTATATTGCGTTCCTGCTCTTTGTAAGTTACAAGACACTTGTGTGCTTCCAGTTCTGCTTCAATGTCTACTCTGTCTAGCTCTGCGATAGCAGTCTGGAAACTAACAACATCTTCTTGCTTTTTAGTTTCCCACATTACTGAACGTCGCTCTAAGTTACTGATCTGTGTAGTAACATGCTCATTTGCTTCCTTAACTGCTTTAATCCTAAAGTCTTCCTGCTTGACAGCATCTTTAGTTTCTTTAATTTGTTCTTTGAGTGTGTCTGCTTTCTCACTCAGCATTGTGATGCCCAACAACTGCTCTATCATAACACGTTGGTCATTAGCTCGCATACTTAAGAAAGGCTCTGTGTATGTGTTAAGTGCAACAACATGCTTAAACATATCGTGACTCATACCCAACAAAGACTGAATCTCTTTTTGCGTTTCTCTGCTATCGCCCTGTGCATTATTGTCGTCTTGTTCTGTATTATTAATATAGAACTTTAACACATTGGGTTTACGCCCACGCTCTATGCGATACGAATTACCATCTTTAGCAAAGTCGATAGTAACTAGCATAGACTTGCCGTTTGTTTTATTGATTAGGTTTTCTTTTCTAATCTTAGTGAGTGCCTCACCATATAATGCATAACTTAAGGCATTAATGATAGTGGTCTTGCCTGTACCGTTACGAGCACCACTATCATCACCACCCAAGTCTAAGTTTTTACCTAGTACAAGTGTTAAGTCTGTTCTGTCAAACTGAATACCTTGAGTGCTGTTACCAACACTCATAAAATTCTTAACTGTTATATCAGTAATCTTAAACATGAGTTAGTATTATATTATAAATTTTGATAAATGTCTAACAACAACTTCTTGTCAAACTGATTACTGTCGATTGCAGTAATTTGATTGGTCACAATCTGATCCACACTCTTAAACTCTACTTGTATAGTAGTAGCGTCTTGTTCACTGTGTTCATTTTTGCGTGGCATGAGAGTAATCTCACGCAGTTTGTGTGTTCCCACAAACGTATCTTTAATAAAGTTTGCTTCTTCGTAACTGATTTCAATATCTAAGTTTACTCTAACATGCATGTTAGGCTTTAAGATATCATCAGCGTGGTCAATAATCTGACTTAAGTCATACACACGATAACTGGGCTGATCGGGCCAGCTGATAAATTCTTTCTCACCAGACCAGTCCAGTATCATTAAACCACGATCATCGTCACCAGCATCTGCATAATTGTGAGGGAAAGCATTACCTGTGTATGTAATGTTGCCCTGTGTCTGACGTTTGTGAAAATGACCACTAAACACATGTTCGATACCACCAAAGTGTTCGTTCTTGATGTCACCATGATCTGGCATCTGTACCATAGCATTCATGTAGAAGTTGGGTAACTCAAAATGTCCAAACATATATTTGCCAGACATCTTAGGTATCTTCTTGTGTTCGTCTCCTACAAGCCAAGGTACAATAATAATATCATCGTCATTGTAAAAGTCATTTACAATCTGAATATTAGGAATGTGTTTTGCCCACTCCGCTGACTGAACATCACGTTTGTCTCTGTAGTATAAATCGTGATTACCAGGGATAAAAAGCACTCGGTCGAATGCTTTACCCAAACGCTCAAGAGCATTTAAACTGTAATTAAGTGTAACAATGTTAATGCTGGCACGATTATTATGCCAGTCTCCCATCATTATACAAGTATCACAGTCTTGCTCTTTTGCTGTTTTAATAACCCAGTCAACGAAGTTTAAACAGTCATCGTTATGTAGTTGACTGTTAGACTTCAGACCAAAATGTATGTCAGTAAATACTGCGGCTCGTTTAAATGCAGGCATGCAATAATTTTACAGCATCTAGTGTAATTGTCAATCTTTATATCTACCAGTCGGACGATTGCGTTCAGCTTCACGTTCGTATATTTCTAGGTTCTGTCTAGTAGAACTCGGTGTTAAGTCATTTATCTCCAAGATGTCATCACGTATGTTTTGAACTTTCTTTTCAATGTGCAACACTCTAGTAAAACTATTAGTGATAGCGGCAGTATAGTAAGCGAATGGATTTTGTGATTTAGACTCATCAAACTGCAATCCAATTTGTGCTAACTGCAACAATGCTTGGCTACGCATCTCATCGTTATATGTGTATCCACGCCAGTTGCTACGTGTAGCATATCTCTCACACAACTTCATAAACATGTGTGCCAGTTTGTTGGTCATTCGACCATGCTCTTTGCTGAACTCACCTGTGTCAAATTCACCTTGCCAGTGGCTCTTTCCTACCAAGTGGGGTTCTAAATCCTCATTAATCTTGTAATGAAAAAAAGGAGGAAAATTACACTTTACATATTTTGCACGTAATTTTTTTGCTCTCTTTACAGGATCAAGTTCGAACTCCTCTTCAACGTCTTCTGGCTCATCTACAGTCTCACCTTTTGCTAGAACTTTTTTGGGTTCCTTAAGAGGAATATGTTCGAACGTCATAACTCTAAACACAAGGTCAGTAACAGGAACATTACTAGGTTTAATTTTAAATTCGTCTAGTTTGTATTTTGTTTTAGGATCTGCTTCCTGTGCCGCATCTAATGCTAGTTTAGAGAGACGCTCTGCACGTAACTTAAGTGCTTCTTTTACGTTGGTTTTGTGAATTTTGTCTACCTTAGGTAGAATTATATCATAATCTGCATCACTGGGGTCAGTGTAAACGCAATATGTATTTTTTGATTTGTGTATTTCTTTAAGTATATCTTTGTTATTGAGATAATTCTTTTTTCGCATGCTAATATTTACCTTCTTTATATTAGCATATTATAACACCAATAAATACATAAAGCAAAGGAAAGAGCATGCCATTTAATAATTTTTTGTCCAATTTAACCAATAAATCCAATGGGTTAACTGGACAAGTACAGGATATAGCCAAAAAGGCTACAGAGCTAATAAGCAACCCCAGTTTGTCAAGACTGAGCATTAATAACCTGTTGCCAGGAGGTAAACGGAAACAGTCTGAAGGTCTCACAGATGTGTTCTTTGGAAATTTCCAAGGAAGTACGTTAAGTCCAGACAACGATTGGCGAGTAAAAGTTACCGCTCCTCCTGCAGGTCCTTTTGATTTTAGTCAAGGGCCCTTAAGTGCATTGGCTGAGTCTAGCGGGGTAGTGTTTCCATTTACACCTGAAATTTCAATAACACATTCTGCAAATTACGGCTCGTTAACTCCTACGCACAGCAACTACCCCAGTTACTTTTTTAGTAACAGCGAAATAGGTACGATTAATATAACCGCTGATTTTACTGCACAAACAGAAGACCAAGCTCGTTATGTCTTGGGTATGATATGGTTCTTTAGGTCAGCGACCAAGATGTTTTACGGTGGTCCTAATGCAGGCAACCCACCGCCGATTGTTTATATAGATGGTTATGGGGACTACTACATAC